CCTGGCTTCTTGGAAGTGCGTTCGTTCATGGTCACCTCCATCATTTCTGATGGAGAAAATATACCGCAACTACATAAAATTACAACTTATTATTCGATTTAGACCGTGCATCGGTCTCGAATGTAGGCTTGAGCGACTTTAAGCTGTGACGTATCGACATTGGCCACGACATTGACGGTCCAGGTCTGGCCGGTCAGGGCGCGGATCTGATCCTCGACCCAGCGGAGCTTTTGCCGCAGCACGTCCGCGTTTTCCTGGGACCGGCCGAAGTCCACCTGGTGCGTCTGCAAGTCGACCAAGGCCTTGGTCAGGTCCGTGGCCTGCTCCTTGAGCGTGTCAAGATAGGACTTCTTTTGTTGGTCCAGGGCATCCAGCTTTCGCTTGAGCTCATCAAGCGAACTCGTCCATGTCTCGAAAGGCGCTAATTGTCCCGACGCTTCGGCACGCATCGCCCTTGCTTTGATACTGACCCCTTCTAAAAGACTATTAATCTCCTTCATGGTTTCAGTGACAGTGGAGAGACCAAGCCATCCGACAAACTCAATGGCGCCGCCACCTATGTCACTGCCTGCCAATTCTTTGGCTTGATTCTTGAGACGCTCCCAATTGGCGGACAATGTATTGCTCGATGCCTGCCACCCCTGGGAGAACTTGTTCATCTCATCGGCCAGCTTGGGCCAAAAATCCTTGGCCACAACCTGTCCGGACTCCATCAACTTCTGGAATTCGGAAGTTGTGACGCCCATGGCATCGGCGGCCATCTTCATGGCGCCCGGAATTCGCTCCGCGAATTGCTGCCTGAACTCTTCTGACGCTACGATGTCCTTTCCGAGAGATTGCTGGATAGCCAAAAGCGCACCAGACACATCGCCTGACGAGCCACCTACCTTTGTAATCGCTTGCGTTGTGGCTTCAAATATCTTTTGGATGTTGTTTGTTGACATGCCAACATAGTCCGCAGCTGCGGCGAACTTACGGTAAGATCCTGCAATATCATCAATGCTTTTGCCATATTTATTGGCAGCCGCGATGACATAGTAAAATTGCTCAGCTCCACGATCCCCGAAAATTCCCTGGAACGAGGCGTAAAGCGATTGCATCGAGGCCACGGTCTGGACTGCCTGGATGGCCGTTTGCAGAGTCAGATAGCCGGCGGCCAGTCGGCCCACGTTGGCAGCAACACTCTCCGTCATGGTGGCCATGACGGAATTGGACCGCGAAAACGAGCTGGCGACCGTATTCGCGACCGCGCGGCCCTGATTGCCCAGCTCGACCATCTGGGAGGTCGCGCCTTTTGCCGCCGCTTCGGCCTGCTTCTCCTTGGCCGTCAGGGTGTCCATGGCGCCGCTGGCCTGGTTGACCGCCGGCGCCCCCTGGCGGCCCAAGTCCTCGGTCTGCGCGGTTACGGAGGACATGCCCTCCTTGGCTTGCCGCTCCTTGGCCACAACCGTGTCCAGTGCGCCCCCGACACGCCCCACCGAGGCCGGCCCCTGCCGGCCCAGCTCCACAGTCTGGGTGGTCGTAGCGGACACGGCATCGCCGGCCTGCTTCCCGCGCGCGGACAGGGTGTCCAGAGCAGCATTGGTCTGATTGATGCTCTGGACACCCAGGGAGGCGTCTCCCTCGATGATAATCCGCACGCGGTTTTCGACCATGCTAAACGATCCTCATGACCGGAGTTTTGGACTGTATCACGGACTCCAGGATCCCCAGGTCCATCCAGGTTGCGAGGGGCAGATCGTCGGCCCGGAACGGATAGCCGCCGAGCCGCAGATAACGCAGCTCAAAGAGCCGGCCGACATACTGCGAGGGGCGGACCTTGTAGAGGGGACAGCGTTTGCAGACGGCTGTCAGCCATGGGCCGTTGTCCCGCTTGCATTGCTCCCGCCCCCCATCGCAGCTGTCGAGCGTGCGCTCTATTGCCCCGACAAAGGGCTGGCGACGGGCTCCGTGGCCGTCGCGTCGCCCGGGCTGGCCGTCTCGGCGTCAGCGTCCTCGAAGGCAAAATCGGGGTTTTCGAGGTCTTCCAGCTCGGCGTCGAGATCTTCGAGCTCGATCGAGGCGTCAGCCTGGGCGGCCGCCGAAAACACCGTGCGGGCCACATGCCCCAGCAGGTCCGGACGCTTCTGAAAGAGCAGCGTCTTCCAGCCCTTGAGGTAGTCGGCGTCGGTCTGGTCGGAGGAGATGGCTTTGCCATCCACCGCAAAGCAGCCTTTCTTGAAGCCGGTCAACAGCGCGGCGCCGAACTTGGCCTGGAGCAGAGGCCATTCCTTGTTGACCACGATCTTGGTGCCCTTGCGCTTGGTCATGGCGCTGTCGTACTTCACGCGCTCATCATTGGTCGGCATCCGGTAGTAGAATTCCATCTCCTCACCGGACAGCTTGTCAAAGAGCACCAAAACATTGCGGTCGGCATTGAGCTCAAACACAGTCGTCTCCTTACGTTGGTTGTGGGTTAGAACAGCACGAGCCGCAGCTCGTCGTCGCCCAGGCGTTCCTGGCAGGGCGTAAAGGTCTTGTCGTAGGTGACCAGGCCGGTGCGCTCGCCGTACTTGAGCTCGGTGCACTGCGCCTGGCCGACATGTACGGCCCAGCGGTTGCCGGCCGTGGAGCCCAGGTAGCCGTTCAAACGGTACTTGGCCCCGGACTTCCAAAGGGACCACGGGTTGAAGGCGGCCAGAGTGTCCGTCTCCGGATCCAGGGAGCCGGACGGCTCGCGGCCGGTGATGACAAACCCGATGAGGCCATCCGGGCCGTTGAGGTCGTTGCGTTTTTCGATCTTGGCCCCGAGCTGGAGCTTCAGGGCATTGGCCACCGGCATGTACGTGCCGATGCGCATACCCATGGCCAGGGCCTGGGGACCGGTCATGTCGACCAGGGTCAGGCTCGGGATAGCCCCATCCTCGGGATCGACCCACAGCCCGGACAACTCGAACTCCAGGTAGGCCAGCTTGCCCACCTCGGCGGTCAGGGACCAGGTCCCGATCACTCCGGCCACCTTGTGCAGGATCTTGTCCTTGAAAAAGCGGATGCTGGACGAGGGCATGGTGTCCACGTCATAGGTCTTGGGGCGGTACATGAGGCCGGGAACCAGGTTGGTGATGGCGCCGGTGGCGGCGGACGTGCCGCCGGTCACGGTCTCGCCTTCCTCGAAGGTGCCCGTGACCGAGGACAGTACGATCAGGGTGTCGCGCTCGACATACTCGACGGTGCCGTGGGCGGTGGACGTGCCGCCAGTGACGGTTTCGCCGGCGGCCCAGGCGCCGGCCGCGTCCACGGTCACCCGGAGCACCTCGGCCTTTTGCATGCCACAGGCGAGCAGCAGCGGATCATAGTCGGGCGCCAGGGGCTTACTGTTCACGCTATCCCAGCCACCACCGCGAAACTCGACCTTGACCTTGAGCTTGGCGGACTTGGCGCCGACGATACTGCCGGCCGGGCTGTAGGTGTCGCGGTAGATCTCGCGGTCCACCTTGTCGGCGTCGGCGGTAAACTCCGGAGAGCCGGTAACCAGGATGGCATTGGCGCCGGTCGGGCCGGCGTCCTCGCCATAGGTGGTTTCGGCCTTGACCAGCATGGCGGTGATACGACTGCGTTGCGGGTTGGACATGGCTACTCCATAGGAACGAGGTAAACGGTTTTGACGCCATAACGGGCCGAGTAAACGGACAGTCCCTGGCCCTGGATCTCGGACTGCTGGGCCAGGCGCTCACACGGGAACACGTCGCCGGCAGCGATGACGCACGAGCCCTCCAGGAGGTCGGCGACTGCTTTCAGGAGCGTGTAGCTGCCCGGGTTGGTCGGGCCGCCCCGGCGGGCCTGGGATTGGTCGACCTCGTGGCGTTCGCAGGCGAAAATCACGAACTCCATAATCTCGGCGCGGCGCTGGCCGTGATCCTCGAATGACGAGCCGGAATAGTAGACCAGCACGGCCGGCCATTGCTGCACGGCGGCCTGGAACCGCTCCAGGTCGAGATCGCCGTTGTACGGCCCGACCTGGCGCACGCCGTGACTGGCGGTCAGGCCGGCCAGCTTGGCCAGGACGGCGTCCTCGATCTCGGTGATGGTGCGATCAGCCACGGGCCGCCGCCTCCAGGTGCTGACTGATGGTGTCCAGGCAGGAGGCGATCCAGGCATCCGGCAGCGGGCCCGAGGTGGGCAGGTAGGTCCGGGCCGGGATCACGGTCGGCTTGCCACCGAACGTCACATCCTGCTCGAAATTGGCCTTGGACTTGGAGGCAAACCGGGAGCGCCCGGTCTCCATGTCCACCTTGAACCGGAGCACGCCGCGCCGCATGGGGCGCAACACCCGGCCACCAAGCAGCTGTATCGCTGCATATGCAGACGAATTCCCCCAGCCGGCACCAATCACCACAGAATTGGCCGTGGCCTGGGAATTGATGGAACGCATCAAGCTGCCGCTGACGCGCAGGATCGCCCCGGGCCAGGTCTTGCGCCGGGTCCGGGCCAGGATGGTGGAGGCGGCCAGGGGTTTCCAGGGCGTGCCGTCTGGCTCTCTCTCGGCCAAAAAATCGATGCGAGACAAATTGACGAGCTTGACGCCGATATCATCCATGACGTCGTGCTGGTTGCCGAGCCGGGCAGCCATGGCGGCCAGGGCCCTCCTGGTCTGAGCATCTTCAATCCGGTAAGTGATACCATCGGTCATGTTAGAACCCCGTGAGGCCCTGGCCGGTCATGATCCGGTCGCCCGCAGTAAACAGCACGGCCGCACCCTCGGCCGGGGCCGGCGCGACGGCGCCGGCGGCCTGGAGAATGATCCGACCGGCGGCCAGATCCTTGAGCTGGGCCAGGGCCGCTTGCCAGTCCGCCTTGACCTTGTCCGGGGCCTCGTCGCGGTAGAGCAGATAGAAGGCGATGCACGCCTGCCAGCCGGCCACCATGTCGGGCGCCGGATCAAACGGCACGGCATAGCCGGCGGACCGGGCATAACCGTGGATCGTGGCGGCCGCGTCGGCCAGGGCCTTGGCCAGCACCGTCTCGTCGAGGGTGCCGGTCGCGGGCGTGGCCCGGTCCGTGAGCTGGATCAGCTTGGTAGCGCCGTAGCGATCGATCATGCCGGCCGTGTCAACGTACATCGCCCTGCCTCCCTCTCGTTATTTGCCGCCCGACTTGCCGCCGGCGCCCTTGGGTTCGTCAGGCAGCTCCAACTCCTGGACCACGAGCATGGGCTCGGCTTTGAGGTCCACGAGCTGGCTGGCCGTGAATCGTTCGATCGGATGGTCCGTGGGCGTGGCCGGGTGGACCAGGCCGGCCCGGCGGAAGCCGTCCTTTTTCGCGGTAATGCGGATGATCTTGGCCACGCTATTGCTCCTCCTCGACGTCGGCCGTCGTCTCGACTTCGGTGATCTCAAGGGCGTACACACCGCCCGGCCGCAGGAGACGAAACGCCTCGGAAACAGCCTCCGGTTTCAGGGGCAGCATCTTGAGCGCCCCTTCGTTCGCGAACAGGTCAAACTTGGAGGGCTTGTCCTTGGTGAGGGTCACCTCGGCTTCCCGAAGGGGCGACACCGTCACCTCCTCCATCTGGACAGCGATCCTCCCGACAACCATCAAGATACGCATGACGCCTCCTAGGCCAGGTACGGCACGGACAGCAGCTCGGCGGTGCCAAACCATTCGTTGGTGGCGCCGGCCGCGTTGAACTCGTTTTTGAGCAGCTTGCGACCCGCGCCCTCCAGGGACGGTGGGACCACGAGCAAATTGGGCATGATGGCCAGGGAGGAGCCGGCTTCGTTGGTCAGGGACTGCATGGCAGCCCGGGCGGCGCCGTAGTTGTCGGCGTTGAGCTCAGCCTTGGAGGCGTACGCCATTTGCCAGAAGCCAAAGCCGACATTGGACCGACCATCGACGCCGTAAAGCAGCTCATCCCGCATGAAGACGTTGGAGTCGGTGTCGCGGTCGAGCCGGACCAGGTTGTAGGCCCGGCGCAGCTGGTAGATCAGCGGCTTGACCGGTCGGGAGGTGTCCAGCAGATACCAGGCCGTGCCCGTGCCGCCGCCGAAGTTGGACACGCTTGTCGTGGCGCCGTTGATCACGACGGGGTGGTCGGTGTCGAAAAAGTACTGACCGTCATAGCAGGCGGTGGCGAAGCCGGCCTTGAGCAGGGCAAAGACCAGCTTGTCCGGGTGACGCTTGGCGTTGTCGTCGAGCATGGCAAACCGGGGACCGAAGACGCCGTAGGTGTCGTCCTCGACGGCATCCCGCTTCACGCCGATGGTCTTTTCGTACTTCTTGTTGCGGATGGCGTAGTCGTGCAGGGCCAGCGAGTTGACCACGCGATCGCCGATCCATTCGCGCAGGTCCGCGATGTCGCCCAGCCAGGGATAGTGCTCCTCGGATGTGGTCGAGTGCACGAGCATGGCCACCTTTTCCCAGAAGGTCGGCGCGGCGTCGAAGGCCGACTGAAACAGCGTGCGGTAGCCGGTGAAAAGCGCCGACAGGGCGCTCGCGTTGATGACATCCATGTGCTGTGCTCCTTAGATCTCGACCCAGACGCCCAGGGCGTCCACGTCGCGGATGGTGCCCACGGCCGAGCGTGTGGAGGTGCCGTCGTCCGGGGCAACGGTCTGATCGTCCACGGCGTAGGCCGAGCCTTCGATATGCGCCCGGGTGCAGTCGCCGTTGTTGGCAAAACGGAAGCAGCCGCGCCGCACGGGCACGGTGACGGCGCCGTCGGCTCCGCCGGCGTTGGAAACGGCGGCGTCGGCCCGGCCAAGGCCCTTTTTGCCGGTGGCGGTGGTGGCCGGCTCGGCGTAGCCGCTGGCATTGAGCACGATCAGGGCCCCGAAATAGATCACGGCCCCGGCGGCCACGGGATGCTCGTAGAGCTTGTCCTCCCGGAAAGGGGTGTCCCGGTCCTGGGTCAAGGCAGCCATTTACACGCCCTCCTTTTTGCTGAGTTTCTTGAATTCCTCGGGCGAGAGCCCGAGGCGGGAGCACACGGCCAGCTCCTCCTCGCCCAGTTCGCCGTCGGCGACGGGCGGCTGGCCGGCCGGGGCTTGTCGACCAGGCTTGACGATGGCCGGAGCGGTCTTCGCAAAGGCCTCGAAGCCGGCCAGGTCCTTGGAGGCATAGGCCAGGGCCCAGTCCTTGGTGGCCGGGATGACCTTGCCGGCGGCCATGGCCGCGTCCACGGCCCGGGTCGCGGTGTCACCGGCCAGGCGCGTTTCGATGGCGCCCAGGCGGTCGTTGACGGCCCGGAACTGCTCGATAGGCACAAACTTGGTGGGATCGGGGCCGGCGGTCCGGGCCTGCCCCTCCTTGGCCGCAAGCAGTTCCTTGGCGTGCGCGGCCAGAAAGGCCGGCTTGGTGGGACCGGAAAGGCCCAGGGCCTGAGCCGTTTCATCCACGGCGTCCAGGCAATCGGCCATCGACTTAAAAACGACGTCCGCTCCGGCTTCGGTCCCCAGCCCGAGGCGTTTGGCCATGACGGCCAGATGGGTGCCCTCGGTCCGGGCCTTGACGGCCAGACCTTTGGCATGCGCCACCAATTGCTCGGCCGTGGTTTCGGCCGGCAGCCCCAGGGCGGCGATCAGGGCGGCAAGCAACTTGGGGTCCATTTCCCCTCCGTGGTTGGGGAGCCTGGAGGCCACAGCCGCCAGCTCCAGGTTTGGGATGTTGGTAAGGGCCGCGTGTTCGATGCGGGTCACATTTCCGACAGCGTCGTGCCAAAAAACGGGAGAGAGGTAGCGGTACTGCCGATCCGCCAGCCGATCAGCGGCGGCCTGGGTCCATTCGACCAGCCCCCAGATGCTTCCATCGGGCCGAGCCTGGTAGTCCTTGATCCAGCCGGCGGCCGGCGCGGCCTGGCCATTTTCGCGGCTCCAGAGCGTCTGGTGGTCGTAATCGACAGGCAGATCCGCACCGGAGGCGGCGGCCAGGGTGGCGTCAATGACGGCCTGGGGATCGGCCATATGGTAGGGGCCGGCCCCGTCCCGGCCGGCAAACGTACCGGCGGGCAGGAGTTGCACCCACTGCGGGGATCCCCCGGGGGCCAGGGATATGGTGTTAATGGCGCGTCGCAGCATGGCCCGAACCATAGGCCGGGCGGCGGACGGGTACGGCTCGGAACCGTGTCCGAGTCAAAGTCATTTTTCGTGAGTGGAGGGGGTGGGCCTGGAAGCGGCCTGGAGGACGTTGCCGACACCTAGCCCGCATGGCAGGCCCGAGGCAAGACCGGATGTGCCCCGCATTCGCACGGAGAGGCGTTTACTGGCGCGTTTACTGGATTTTAGCACCATCGCCCTTGCCAGAGCTTGCCAAACGCCCCTAGAGGGCTTATTTCTGAAATGCCCTTTTGGAGACCGTCTGGAGTGGCCGGGAATGACGCTGCCGGCTGGGGCGGACCTGTAAAACCAGGGAGTCCC